TGTGCTTGTTGTGCCAACTGTTGTTGCTGTTGTTGTTGTGCTTGTTGTGCCTTCTGAGCTTGCTGAATCATTTCTTGTGCTTCTTCCCATGTAGGCAAGTAGTTATCAGCATCCTTAACACCTAACACATATAACATATCTTCATATGGTTTGCGTGATTTCTTAAAGGCATTTTGTGTTAATGTTTGACCTTGTGCCATTGCAGTGACTTCACCAGCCATACCTGTTTGTGCTTGTTTAATAATTTGTAATCGTTGTAAACTGTTTTCTTCAGACTTCATACCCAATGCTAAATCGATATGGATAGTTTTGCGATCATTAAAGTTCATATCATCGAAGCTTTCATAATCCATAAACTCAGCTTTGCCTTCGGGGTGGAACTCTTGTGCTAATTTACGAACACCATAGTCATCACCATAGGCAATCAATGTGCGCCATATTAACCAAATAGCATCCTTAACACCTTCAGCGCAATTCTTAATAGTATTGTCTTGGATAACTTGATTTGGACTTAATGCAAGATTTAATTTAGCACCACTATTACCTGGATCCATAACTTCTGGGTTAAACACATCTTGTGGACTTGTCATACCAACCATGGCCATTTGGTCATTTTGCATACGCTGGATTGTATTGTCCAAGAATGTTGGATTACCATTTGGAATTGGCATTTCATACACATCTTTTGCAGGATCAAACTTACTATCTAAAATAAAGATAGCGGCTTCACCATCAGCCATTTCTTCAAAGTCTACACGATCTGGTTTAACACCAATGCGTGGTGTAGATTGTAGTAAACCTAATAGCAATTCTGCGCGATATGCAGAAGTCATATATTCTTGTTGTGGGATAACTGATTCAGCAATACTCATACCATAGAAGTTTTGTGCCAATGGTTTTGGTACCATATTAGCAATAGGAATAAACTCTACTTCACGAGCAGAAATAACATACTGTCCTGAATAGATAATTTCAATTAACTCCAACTCACCATCATTATCAATATCGTAGCGATTATACACAGTGAGTACAGTAACTTGTCGAGCTTCTGGTTCTTGTGCGGAGTATCCTTGAGCAGGCAATCCGTTAATTGGTACAGAGTCACGAGCATGCAAAGCGAGATTGTTAAGTAAACTTCCAGCTTGATAACTTCCAACATTACTATATTCGGCATAAATCTTAAATTCCTCTAAATCAATATCTGGATACAATTCAGTAGCTTCTTGTATTGACATTGGTTTGTAGTAACCGCAGAATGGTTGTTCTTGGATCCAAATAACTGTAGGATCACACATCCAATAATGTTGTGCAATAGGGCGGAACTTAATGTTTAAGTTATAACCAGTTAGTTTATACTTGGCTTCATAAATTGTATTGCGACTAATACTATCATTAATAGCATCTTGTCCATCTCTATTTTCAACCAAGTCTGGTTGTTCTTGGTTCATAGCGTCGAAGTTACCTTCACTACCTAATAGTGCTCGCTCAATACGACTATTAAGGTTTTCTTCCATTTGCGCTTCTGGTAAACCATTGACAAAGTCTTTTGTTTCTTTGGCTACTTGTTGAACATCCACAGACTTCTTACGACGCTGTGTGCGTAATGCAGTAATACCTGCATCACTGGCTTGTTGTTCAAAGGCTTTTAATTGATCAGATGTTCCTGAAGTTGTTACATAACGAACAAACGATTCACGCATTGGCGTAACCATCATTTCGCCATTCTTATGTAATGCGGCATCCATGATCCAATGATGTAGAATAAAGTGTGGATCGTTATTTTGGTTTAATATCTTATGCACCATGTTAGTAGCTTGGCGGGCCGCTGGTTCATCAGCTTCATTGTCCGGCACAAACTCGAAATTGATTTCGCCATTTTGTGCAATACCTTTGATAATAACTGATGTGCTATAATCCACAGTTGGTTTTACTGTTGGATGGATATAATCAATACCATTAACTGGATCTGTACTATCTGTAACTGCTAATGCAAGATAGTGATAATCGCTTGTACGATTAATATTATTCTTTGTAGCCAACAAGCGTAAATTGGCCGCACATTTTTGATCAAGCAAGCTCTTCATTTTGACAAAACGAGCCATTAAGCCACTATGATCATTTAAATTTGATATTACAACATTTTTTAAATCTAACATGGAATATTTCCTGATATATTATGTTATTTAGTCTGTTGGCGACCACACCTTCTTAAGCGGGTTATCGGTCCAACGGTTCTTATTAGCTTGGCTAACACGGTGATTATGCACAGCATCCTTAAATTTCTGGCGCGGACCACGAGTATCATAGGGTTCTGACCAACCATTAAGGCAACCCAACAATGCATAACGAGCACTATCAATACAGTCATCGGGATCACTAAATCTACCCCGTTCATCTACATAATAGTTCTGACATTCTGTGAGGAAAGGCCGGCAATTTTCATTAATATGGAAAGTAGCCATTTCCATCATTTGGCGCATGACATTAATACCAAAGCTCTTATGGTTAGTTGTACGGCCTTCACTATCTGGGGGATTGCGTATAGGTTCGGGCAGAACATTTAAATCATAGCTTTCAAGTAATTGTCGCAAACTTAATGCAGTCATAGTGTATCTACCCGGTGTTCCAGCATCTGGGGGCAATACAATAGGCGCTCCAAACACAGCTGGATGTATTAAGTGATTAATCCAATTTATAGGATTAGCTTCTTCAATACCTTTTACTACTATTTGTCGATCTAACCAGCATTCTTGTCGTTGATTGTCCCAATACATTAAACTAATAACTGTTTTGTCATTGATCAATCCCAAGTCCAAAGCTATAATGCGTTCACAATCACTTGATCTAAAGTCAATATCACCGTTGTTATATGTTGGCCAATCTTTCAATGGGAATACTGCACCAAGTCCCATAACTGGCACACCATTCTTACGAGCATCACGCTCATGTGGCAAGTAATCACGCTCTAATTGTCGTCTTGTGGATTCAAGTAGAAAGGGTTCGCCCCATGGATCTAACTCAGGCACATCATCCCATGACACACGAATATGTTCATATCCATCTTCACGGTGCCAAAACTTACTAACCAATCCATTTAAACCTTTTAATGGTGTAAACGAACATAGTACTTGACCTTGTGTTGTTGCAGTACGAGTAACAATTTCAGAAAAGAAGTCATCGGGTGGTTGTTCATCAAACACAGCTATGTTTAATTTAAAACCTTGCATTTGTCTAACTTCTTGTGTGTAGTTAGCAAATACCAAATAGCTATTAGTGCCTGAACTATGCTTAATTTCAACTCCCAAACAGTTAGCTCCATCATTACGCATGGTGTCAAACACTATGGCATTACGGGGAATCATACCACAGCCAATGTTTTCTGTGATCTTAATATCTTGTGTGCCTAACAATTCATTTTGCAATACCATTGCTACCTGTTGCCAACCCTCACCAGCACACATAACTGTAACAGCCCGGTTATACTTCTTACCTTGTTCTGGCCACCAACTTGGATAACGACCAGTTAAGTGACATGCTACTTCAAAGCATGTGCTAACTGTTTTACCAATACGGTTTGCGGCAAGTATTCCACGACGATCATATGGACCTGTGTTGAAGAATTTCAATTGATGTTCAAACGGACGAAAGTATTCAAGCTGATTATAACGCATATCATCAGCTACCTTCATACATAGTTCTTGGAATTGGTCACGCATTTGCGGTTGCCAAGTTCGACTAATAAAATCTATTTGGTCCCAGCGTAAATTGTTCTGATCGCAGACCCAGCGGATACTACGACGATACAACAACCCTTGGTCTATCATTTACAATCCTCTACGGATTTCATTAAGATAGTATGCAGCCTCGGCTAAATCGACTATTTCTGCTGAGTTAAGTCGCCATGTTTCTGGGCGACTGATATCAACATCTCCACGCTTGTCTAAACCTGCGTGTAATCGTTCCATGGTCAATCGTAATACATGTTCCAACTGACCAGGGAATTTTTCAACAAAGGCATTACGACTAACAGCATTGACCTTTTGTAGGATTCTTGTATCGAGAACTTGAGTTTCAAATTCTTTGCTCATATTACAACCAAGGATTGTCTATACCAGCATTATTATCACCGAACCAAAACTCACGATCGATAAATTGTTCCCACATATTAGTCTTGCCAATAACACTCTTACTCATACGGTTCTTAAGTTTAGTACCTTGTGGAGTTAACATACCTGATTCTGTACGAATAGTTTGTTCGCCAGTGCGTGGATCTACCCATTCATACTTCTCTGGTACTTCTTTGCCAAACTTATTAACACGAACACCAACTGCACGAGTTGATACTGGACCAATAACTTCGAATGTGATTATATTGTTTGTATACTTGCGGAAGATAACTTCACATTTCTGATTCTGTGCGGCCCATTCTGGATCTGGGTGTGGGAAGTTTTTTGCAATATACATAGATACTTGTAATTGATCGATGACTTCACGGGGACGAGCTGGGATCTTCTTCATTGGATCAATTGGGATAATGTCATTCTTATCCAAGTATGGATTCTCCTTGCCTACTAATGCTTGATCAGGTTCAGAACCATTTAGCACATCCATGGCAGTTTGATACTTAAACTTGTTTGAACGACCTTTTAAGTTTAGTACATGGCCAGTTTGATCAAATACGAATTTCTCTAACTCTCGAGCTGTGGGGAAGTCTGTCATTAAACCATCTAAATCATATAATGGCTCAACAGATATGGTAGGTGTAGTGGTAGGTTTTACTGTGGTTTCTTTTTTCATTTCATGTCCTTATCAAATAAATTGGCCAGTTTTGCAGTCTGGCCCGAACTGTAATTCTTAATTATTAACGCCGACTGGCCTTAAACTTCTTAACATGGCTATTCTCATCGATGCTACCATCTTCTGGGAAATCATGTTCTTCATAATCACGAATCTGACGCTCACCAAACGCTGCCATAACTGAACGAGCTAATGGTTCACGCTCGGCTTTGGCTGCCTTGAAGTTACCGCGTTTAGCTTCATGTGCACCTGCATTACCAGTGCGTGGGCCTTGTTCAACATTTACATTGTCACGGCTATTTGGGTTACGAGCAAAACGATCTGTTTCAGTACGAGAGTCTTTTGCGTTACTAACCTTTGCACTTAATCTTTGTTTCATTTCTTAAATCCTTTTAATGTTTCGGCTAAACGAGCACGACGAGCTGTAGTTGGGTTCTTTGATCGCTC